TGATATCAAACTGTTTGTTTAAATGCAACAACACAGATACAAAATTTCTTTCTTTTAATCTTTCCCAATTGGGTTCAGCCATTAGACTTATCAAATGCATTTCATCTTGTACTGCTTTATAGATGTTTACGTTTAATAAATCTAGTTTAAAGAATCCTCTTTCATCTGCTTCTTTGTAATTTAAATTACACATATCATTGACAGGATCATATGGGACATCTGTTATATAAACACCAGTAGGATGTTTCTTTATTGGCTCTTGTTCACGCATAGCGGCAGGAATATGTTTGATTAACTTTAGTAATTTAGTTCTATCACCAAAGTCTATGTCAATATCTGACTGTATACTCATTTAAGTCCTGCTTGTTTAAGTTTCTGATATGCACGTTGTACAACTACTGCTTGATGCTCTGCATCTTCTACTGCTTTGTGAGTAGTGACAAAGTTACCATCTTTCAATGAGACATTACAAAGATCAAAGATTGTTCTTGTGTCTCTTATAGTATAGAAGGGCCAAGGTATCGGGCTTTCTAATTGCCTGAAAGCATTTTCTGCAACAACAATATCAAAACCAGCACCATTACTCCAGACTGCTCTGCGATTCCAGCAGAACTTGTATAACTGATCCATTGCATCTTTAAACGGAATCCTATCTCTGTCACCCATTGCTTCATCAATTGCATCCTCACTTTGTTCTCCCCACCACCTTAATGTATCAGGGTTTATATTTCTATTTAATTCTTCTGTTTGCGAATCTATCTCAGGACGTAGTTCTAGTTTTTCTACGACTCCAGTACCCATAGGGTCAAAACGAACAGCACCAATTGTTAATATAACACAATCTGGATCTGTACTCAGAGTCTCCATATCTATCATTACATCATTTGCCATTACTGCTCCACACGTTATCTTCGTCTTTAATATCTTCTATTATATCATCCTTTAAGTAATTAATCAATAGAATGGAACGTTTTTTGGGTAAATGCAATGGCATAGTAGAATGCATCAAACGAGTATTGTAAAACAGAATAGATCCTTTTGGCATGTCATGTTGTTCTGCGTTTTCTAAGAAGTATTCATCATGTACTCCTTCATAACAATCTTGTATATCCCAATCTTGTTGATGACTGAAAGGTATAACTCCAGTTGCACCTGTATCTTTATCTAAATCATCAAGTGGTATGATAACTTGTATGCCACAGATGTCATTGCTTTCTCTTTTGTTATATTTCTCAAATCGATGCGGTGTATCTATGTGAGGACCTACCCATCTACTTGGTCCATTTATTGTTACGATATCACTTGCATAGAATGTTGCATCGATTAAATGCTTTTTGATCTCAGGATAAATTACTTTATGTATCTCTTTAACTTCTTCCCAATCGTCTGTAAGTTGACTCCACCATACAGCAATACCAAACAGTTTCTTACACGCCTCTGCTTCTGCGTATTGCTTCTTATGTGTAGATGCTCTGACAGGGTAAAGTTCATCTTTTCTGTCGTTTATACGTTGAATAAGGCTGTCTGAAACGATATCATACTTGATGTCAAAGCCACGTCCATCATGTGATAGTTTCATCGCCACCTCATTTCTAGCCATGTACGTTCGGCATCTTCTGCTAGATATATTCTTCGTTTCTTATGAGTCTTACTGTCTGTTGGATTATAATCTTCATTAGACCAGCACCAGTGTTCGTTTAAATTTCCACCGTTATCATTATGTTGAGCAAGACTTACTTCATGTATAAAATCATAGTCTTTCATATCACAACTAGGTCCATATGTATCCCAACACCAATCTCTTAATTTATTAAAGTCTATGATCTTTGCTAGATCAGATTGAGCAAGAGGCATAGGAGTAAATCTTTGATACTCAGGATTGTGTGTTATAGTTACCATCCATTTAAAGACTTCATTGCCTTTAAATCTCCCGTCTAGTTCTGTAAATTGCAAGGAACCTTTCATTAGTACCCTGCTTGTTTGAGTAATTCTTTTACTTCAGTAACAACCTCTACATCACGGTTAAATTTGATTGCCCACTTCTCAGGGTCGATATATTCTAAGACCATTTGTTGTTGTATTGAATCTAACTTACTCAAAAACTCTGCACCAGAATCACTTTGATAAACAGACCAAGGAGATACTCTTCCTGTTGTTACTTCATAACATAGTCTGTTTGGAGCACCATATCTAAATGCATCTTTGCTTTCGATTTGTTCGTCTTTAGATATCTCAATAAGAGTCTCCATACTACGAGCAATTGCATCTAATGGATCTTCTTGTCGTAAATACTCTACGATAAATCTAGTATAGTTCTTATCACTAATCCAATTGTCAATTCTGATTTGATTCTTAAGCAACCAGTCTGCATAACGATTGATATTAATACATCTAACGTTAACACAATAATGACCGAACTTAACAAAGGCTAGATAGTAAGAACTTTTAGTAAAGTCTAAGTATGTTTTTTGTTTCTTGCTGGAAGTGTTTTGAGCATAGAAGTTTAACCATGCATTGAATCCAATACGGTTGCCTTTGAGATTCTTATCTCCCCATCTTCTTTTGTACTCACATATATGTTTGTCAATCGTGCTTTCTTTTGCAAAAGAACGACCACAAAAATCACAACCAAATTTAGATTTAGTTGCCGAGTTCTTTTTCGTATTCTTCGATTTCATTATCTGTAACGAGTTCACTTAGTAATTCTACCTCATCAAATTTTAATTCTGGAAACTTATCTGCTAGATACATTTTGCGTTTGTGTTGTTCACAAAATGCACTTGCAATCTCAGTCAGTTCCCCTGCTGTTAGTTTAGGATATACTTTCTTATAGTAATCCTTAATGTCTTTGGGCTTTGCAGTATCTTTTAACTTACTAACCCCTGCTTTTATATGAGGTATCCATTGATGATATTGTTTACCAATACCCGGGCTTGCCGCACATAACATCAACCATTGTAGTTTAGGATGATGTATTACGTTCTCATTAAACAAATGCATATTTGCATGATAGTCAACACTTTGCAAATAATATTGTGATAACTCACGTTTACCTTTTACTACACTTATCCAATGTAACATCATAAACGGAACAAACTTTCGTTGTTGTTCTGGAGTTAGTCGATCATAGTATCCGTAATCTTTTTTGTCGATTGCGGCGATTGCTTCAAACAGATTAAAGTCTTGTTTCTCAAACTTTTCATCTGCTGGAGTCTTAGTTCTAGCCATTAAAATACTTGTCCATAGTCCACTATTTCACAATTTCTACTAATCTCTTTAACAAAGTAAATGCATCTTGGCTTCGGACCATCGTCTAAAGGAACACACAAGAACTGACCATTACGTAGTCTTGGAGCATACCATGTTACATCTGAATAGATATCAACAATCTCTATTGGAAGAAAGTTGGGTGCGAATGAAGATAAAGGATTAAACGAGAACACAGAAAAACCTCTGTCATTCAATGATGATAGTGGAAGTGTTTCTAAGTCTCCACCTTCTTCATCACCGATCAACACTTGCCAATCAACTGGCATCTTAATCTGCTTGTCACCAACTTGCAATACAACTGCTGGAGCATTGAATGACTCTAAAAAGATTAAGGGTATGTAATAGTAGTCTACAAAAGTAGGAGTAGAGTTATCTAAGATTGCAAATCGAAGGTCATCGATTTCTTCTGGTAATGTTTCTAAATTGTAGTACTTGTCTTCTAAAGTTAATATTCTCATGTTGTTATTATACTGCTCCTCGCAGTTTTATTCAAGTTAATCGGTAAAATCATTTGTAGTTTAATTTTTCTACGACAAACGGATAGTTTGCTTCTCTGTAGAAATGTTTGCGTTGGGTTAAATGTCTCTTTGCGAAACGACAGGAACTTGTTATGTCCCAAATTTGAACAAAGTCTTTATCTTCTGCTTTACGGATGCCACGACCGATAGACTGTATGACACGAACAAAACTCTTGCCTGGTTCAATGAGTACAAGATTAAAAATCCTAGGAATATTGATGCCAGTGCTAGCCACGCCGTAAGTAGCAACAATGATTTTATTATCACTGATGGCAACATCATCATATTCTTCTTTGCGGTCAACAACTTTCATTCCTCCTGATACAAATACTGCATCATCTAAACGTTCAACAAGAGCCTGTCCTGCATTGATACGATCAACTAGAATCAGAGTATTGCCTGATTGTTTTATCGAATCAATTAGACTAGCCATCTTGTCTAAACGTTTTTCATCACTAAGTAAATGCTTAAGTTCACTTTGATAGTTACTGAACTCTTGTCCATCTTGTAACTGTACAATATTTACGTGACACTTAGCAAGTACACACCG